CCAATAATGGTTATGCAATTACCTCTGACCACGGCAACACACCTGACACCCTAAGCCTTACGGATACTGATTACTCAAATCGTATTTATGTCAATGGCTCTACATTTACATCAAATACTTATGGTATTCGTACCGAGCGCTTTGTCAAAATAAATAACAGTCAGTTCACAGGCAACACACAGGTTGGCGCATATCTAGGGGGGCTCAACCGTCAGCAAGTTCTAAATTCAACATTTACTTCAAACGGTGTCGGCGTGTACTTCTCGTCATGGATTCCGACAAGTTGGGCGGTTGGCGCTGGTAACCAAACGGTTTCAGGTAATACATTCAATGGCAACACCACCGCTATTCAGTTTGCAAATAATTGGGATAACGGCTCGTCCGTGTACAACGGAGTAAGTGCAAACTCTTTCTCCACAGCCAGCGGAAACACCTTTGGCTCTACTGCGCAAAACACAAACAATTTCTCAGGCTCTGGATATGTCGAGTCCAACAACACGATTACTGCGGCGTACCTTAATCCAGTTACGAACTTGACGGCTGTTGCAAACGCAGACGGAAGCGTTGACCTTGATTGGGATGCGTCAGCGGCAAGTAATTGCGTCATCTACGGTTACTCAGTTAGTTTCTACGACCTGACCGTAATCGGTGGAGCAACATCTGGTGGTTGGGGAGTTTGGACTAATCAAGGAACCAACTACTCATTAAGCACTGGAATGTTTTCTGGAAGTAATCCTGTTACGACTGGATATGGACCAGTTCGTTTCGGCATTAAAGCGATGACGGGTGGGTGTGCTGGAGTTGGAACTGGTAGTTGCACCTATGGTCCTGAAGTAACTGTTGATGCAACTGTTCTTGACCCGACAACTACTTCATCTACTACTACAACTACGACCAGTACGACCGTCGTTCCTATCGTCGTGACCCCCCCAGACGGTACAACAGTGCCACTCCCGCAATACCCAGAGCCTGAAACAGAATCCACAACGGTGCAGCTTCCCGTAGAAACAGGAACAGAAACTGAATTGCCAACAGAAACAATTCCAGAATACTCAGAACCAATTGGAATAGACCCAACAGAAACCGAAACGGTAGTAGTAATAATTCCACCAGATGATTATACCGTCACCGATATAGAAGACAACGAGCCAATCACAACAGTCATATTGGACAATATTCTTGAAAATACATTCACTACCGATATTGAGGCTGACGAGGTTGGCGCTGTTCTTGACACACTCCTCGGAGCAGAACTTACCAACGCTCAATTTGACAATGTCCTAGAAGCCGTCTTCACCGAAGATGTTTCAGCAGATGTATTCACCGAAGCACTAACGACAATGCTGGATGCAGACATCACCAGCGCACAGTTGACAGCAGTTTTGGATTCAGCATTCTCCGAAGATACTTCTGCTGAGAATATGGTGTCGGCTTTGGAATCAATCTTTGATGGTCCGCTTAGTTCTGGCGACCTAGACACAGTTATGGCAGCCGTGTTTGACGAGGACATTTCAGCTGCGGACACTATGACCGTACTTGAAGACTTGCTTGAAACAAACCTGAGCATGTCGCAAACAGAAGCAATCTTTGACAGCGTGTTTGACAGTGACCTTTCCGATGCAGAAACAATTGACCTCATCGTTGATGTATTGGCAGACGAACTCACCTCAGAGTTGTTGGACACTGTTCTTGGTTCGGTCTTTGACGAAGAAGTAAGCAACGAGGTTTTGATTGAAACCTTTACTGCCGTCTTAGGTAACGAACTAGATGCCGAGTCGGTGGGAGTCATCGTAGATGTGTTGGAATCCGACACAATTACGAGCGAGCAGGTTGGACAAGTCGTTACGTTGGTGATTGAACAAGAGGGAGGTATTGATCCAGGTCAATCAGCTGCACTTTCCGCAAGTCCTAAAGTTCTAGAAAGCATAACCCCAGATCAAGCCACAGAAGTGTTTGCTGCCCTAGATGTGGCAAATGTATCACCAGAGCAAGAAGCCCAATTGGCAGAAGCCCTCACTAATGCACCAGACGATATTAAAGATGCTCTTGAGCAAGAAGTCGATATCTACGGAGAAGGCTTTGACGACTATGTTGCTGTAGGTTCCCAGGTTGACGTAGGAAGCCGTAGAACGCTTATAGCAGCGACTACAGCTGTTGCTGGCGTAGTTGGAGCTGCAGCTACAGGAGGAGCTTCTGGAGGCTCTACAGGCGGCTCTGGAGGTAGTTCTGGAGGTGGCTCTGGAGGATCTGGTAGTACTAATACTGAAGGACGCAGCAGGCGAGAAGAAGAGGGTCAAGAAGCAGCCGGAGAAATTGCCGGCCCAGAAGAAGACGAAAACGGAAAATTCACAAGAAATAGTATATTTAAATACGAGGAGGGTACAATGGAAAGAAAGTTCAACTTATGGGGCTTCATTAAGAAGTTCGCTAAAGAAACAGCTGGACTATCGTTTACATTAGCAGGTAGCGTGGTAGTATTTATTACACTGTCAGGCGACACAAGAAAGATAGCTATGATAGCTACTGGTGTTGCTTTGGCTGTGCATTACACGCACCAAATGCTACAAAATGATGAGGACTAAATATGAGTAGATTACTTTTAAATAAAGACGACGCAAAGCTAGCTAGCGTTAAGGCATCAGTTGAGTCACTATTATCAGAGGTAACAAGACAAAATAGAGAACTGTTTACTCATCAAGAAATTGAGAATATGTTATTGGACATCTACAATTTAGTTGGTTAACAACAATTTTTTAATTGTATAAGATTTTTAAAATATAAAATGCTATAATTGTCGTATGTCTAATTTTGGTAAAATAATTGAAAATGGAATAATTGACGATCCCTGTCTACTTTTAGACCATAAAGTGTTGGTATTCAAAGATTTTTGTCCTGAAGATACAGAAAGCCTTATTGAAGCATTTGCTCCAGGTGAATCTTCAATTTTGGTTGACGAGGATTACGACTACTCTTTCTTTGCCCCGCTACAAAATGCTGGCCCTGGAGAATATGGCTATTACGCAAGATGGCAAAATGATCTGTGCTGGGACATTAAGGTAGCAGATATATGTATGATGGAGATTGTTGAATCTGTAGGGGAATCTAATTTAATTAGTTGGGTTGATTTAGAAAAAGTAAGAAATTTGTTGGATCCAAAAATTGTTGAATTTATAACTAAACACAATATTACTGGTTGGAATATTAAAAACCCAAGAGACTTACATCAAAGACAGTCTCAACAAGAATATAAGCACCCGGCATTGCGCATCCATCCAGAGACAAATAGGGAATCAGTTTTTTATAGCGGCCCTTCTACTATAGGTAAAGACAATGATGTTTGGCAAAAATATTTAGCTTACTTGCTTGAGTTTTTTCAGGATGAGCAAAATGTTTTTTCGACTACTTGGAGTACTGGTGATATAATAGTTTGGGACAACAGATGCACCACCTATTCAATAAATGCAGCCCCGGGTTCAAAGATCAAAAAAATTATAACACAAGGCTCAAAGCCAGTTTGGTATTAAAATGTACATAAAAAATAACAGCGGATATTTTTACGAAGGTTCTGAAGATGTATTGATAGACCCTGAAGATGTAAAGAATATTTATATAGTTGAAAATTTTATCTCTGAAGAACACTTAAAAATAGTTAATGATTTTATTAAAAAAACAGGGTTTGCCGAAAACCCTAATCCAGTAGAATTTCCTTTATCTATATTAAAGTTTAACGAAGATAAAGAGTTGGTTGAGCTGATGGATTTTTATAGACAAAAAGTTCAAGTTCTTTTAGAGGAAAAGTTTGATTGCGAAGTGGAGCCTGGAGTATTTAACCAAGTGGCGAGATACCTACCTGGCGATCATCTAAACGAGCACGCTGACAAGGTGTGTGAATCTTGGCGAGACTTAAGCAATGTTTTGTATTACGCTGATGATTACGAGGGTGGAGAATTTTTCTTTAGCCAATACGATATATCTTTTAAGCCTAAGGCTGGAACGCTAGTGTATTTCCCAGGTGGCGCAAATTATGCACACGGTGTTAAGACTGTAACTTCTGGGGAAAGATATACCACTACTGTTTTTTGGAAAGTGAAGCAGTGGAAAGGTAAGCAGTACGCTTAACCGTAATAATACCCAACTAACGAACCCAAATTCCTAGGCGTTCTAACTCTTGGCCGTTGTCGCTAATAAAGCGGTATCCATCTCTGATCAGGTGGGTGTAATGAAAGTTAACATCAAAGTTTTCTGGGTGTTCATCTTTCCATACTGGAATCATTGATGTATTCTTATGTGAAAAATCGCTATTGCCACGTAGGTGTATCTCAATTAATTTTCCACCAATAAACTCACAATTAATTTTTTCATACCTAAGAGGAACGAGACCTAAAAAGTGTGGAAGAGGGTATGTTTGTTCTGTTTTTTCCCAGTAAGTAAATCTTTTGTATGGATGTTTACTGTGTTTAGTCCCAACGACAGATAATATTGGTTCGTATTTTTTATAATCAACACTGATGTGTTCGCCGGTAAATATTTCGCACCAAAATTCTCCAGGGTGCAGATGGCATGTATCTTGTTCAAGATACTCTACTCGGGCTCTCTCTCCCATACCTTCAATGTTAATAACTGGCTTTACAAAATATTCACCAGGTTTTGGTACGGGTATCCCACGTGGCCCGCATAAGTGACCAGCTTTTTTGGCAACAATTAATTTATCAAAAATCCATAAATCTTCTAATGAACACGTATTCCACGCATTCATTTCTGGTGAAATATTCATACTACTCTTCGTCGTCTGGGATCCCGTTACCGTTTTTATCTTCTTTATTGCCACCAGTTGAAATCATTAATCCAGCTAGTGTTCCAGTAATAAATGTCGCAATGCTGGACAAAACACTAAAAAACATTTTGTCATTTTCTGCTTGAGCACCAATTGGCTGTGTAACAAATACAAGAGCGTAAATAACTCCAATAGTTGTAAGGGTTAAAACGGTTGCCATAACGCAACCAACCACAAACTTAAGTCGAGCATCAAGTTCTGCTGGTGTTAAACGTTTTTTCATGGGGCGACTATCTCCTGTGTTGTTGTTGTTTCGTTTGGATTGAATCCAAGTAAAGTTTCTGTGCAGTTTCCATCTACTCTGCATAATGGCGGATTGCACTCTTCTGCTTCCCAGTTTTCTGGGTCCTGACAAGAGTATCTGTAATTTCCATTGTAGCCACATGCAGATAAAATAAGTATTCCAAATGCTAAAAGCACTTTCTTCATTTGGCATCTGCTGCTTTTTTAACTTTTTTGTCTACTCCATTAAAGACTTCATTTATTTCTGCAACAGATAATTTACCGTCATCAAGAAACGCCCTAGATAAACCTTCTACTACAGTTGCTACGCCAGCAATACCTGCCATGAAAATGGCTTTCCAGAGTGGCACACCGGCTATTGTGCCAGCACCAATTACGCCTAAGCCCGAAGCTGCGAAAGTCGCAACAATGCGCATTATAATATTTTTAATTTGTTCCATATAATCCCTCCTGTTTGCTGGGATTATAGTAATTGCCTATACGAGATACACCAGTTACTAGCTAGTTGGCTGGACGCCCACAGACTTTAAAAAGTCGTCTTCTTTTTTCCACAAATCTTTAAAGAATAAATCATAGTCAATAAGTTCAGGATCATAGACATATTCTTCTGGTTTTTCAGAGTCATAAAAATTTTCTTGATTCATACTATATTCCTTTATGGTTCTATAAAAATGCACTCACCAGGGCATTCTTCGGCTGCTTCAATTACATCTGCAAGCCTATCGTCTGCGAAATATGCCATTCCAGCTGCGCCTTCTGGGTTCCCCACAGCGGCCGCATAAATCTTGTCCCCTTCTTTTACATACGCAAGACCATCTGGCATCATGTGGAATACATCTGGTGCTATCTCTGCGCATAGTCCATCTCCAGTACATAGGTCTTGGTCAATCCAAACTCTCATTGTTTATTTTTAAGCCTATTCTTCATCTGAATCATCGTCATCATCATCGTCCTTAGATGATCCCACAACTCCATCTGGTATAGCGGCTAATCTGCAGTACCCTCCAGGTTGGATTCTTTGTTTAACAATTTTACAAACAGATGCTGATTCATGAAGAATACAATTCTCGCAACGTACCCCAATCTCGTAATTCTCATTTTCTGCTTCAGGAACGTATCCAACCCAAATGCCGTTACCGTCGTTATTTGAAAGCTTACCATATTTTTTTACGATTGCCAATAAAGAATCAGCGAATTCTCTCTCAGCTGGGGCTACTGTGCCCTGCATGGGCTTATGTTTCATCTCGTTAATATTTTTAACTAACGATTTTTGATAGTTAACGTCAGAAAGCCAATAATTTTGCATACTGCTATAGTAGCACTTAAGCTTTTGGTATGCAATTTCTAGTGCAATAAGTTATGTTGCCGTGCTCATATACAAGGCCTCTGTTAACTTTACTATTGCAGGTGGGGCAGATATGAAAGACGCCCTTAGCGGCACCAATATATTTAATTATCTTACCAATCTGTTCAGCTTGTTTTACGCTTCCTGACGAATTAACTTTAGCTGGTTTTTTGCCGGCCATGGTACACCTCCTAGATTATTGACATTTGGCTATAGTAATAATCTGAGAGAAAAACTAAGATTTAAAAGAAGCTTTTTTCTTTGCCGCTGCACATGAGGCGCACTTGCAATTTTTATCCTTATATCTTTCTGGGCTACCGTGTCCAAGTAAACTATTTTCTTTTGAGGTTTTCTCAATATGATGTGTTTTACATAGGACTTGGCACTTAGCCAATTCTTTTTCTCTTACTTCTTTTTTTCGACTCCAAATTGTAGCTATTCTAATATCTTTTTCGCTTGGGTCTATGTGGTCTACCTGTAAATCACTCCAAGAACCACAAACCTTGCACGGGCCATTTTCTTTTATCCATTGAGTTCTACGAATTTGCAGCCATGTTCTTTGGTATTCTTTTTTGTAATCAACTTTATTCAAATTTTTTTCTTTTAATGAAATTAAAATTTCTTTCATATACATTCTTTCTAAAGGAGCGGTTGAAGGGATTCAAACCCTCACAAAGTAGGTCGGAAACATACTTGCTCTATCTTTAAGCTACAACCGCAAATCTAATCTATCATCCACTCAGAGTTTAAATATTCGCTGAGTCTTGATCGTTCAATGAAACCGATCATTTATAATCTTATTTACTTTTTCTAAAGTATTTTGGAAACGACTTCCATAATCAAGGCTGAGTTGAAGTTCCCAAATAGAATCTGTGATCTTTCGTGCAAACACATTTAGCTGGTCCCCTTCCACGGAATCACTTTTTAATGCGCTATATATTTGTTGGTATATATCTGTATATCCCATAATACTATTATTCCTTATCTAATTCTATTGGTTTAAACGCCACCATTTTTTCCCAACTAATAACATTAGCTTCTTTAAGTTTCCCATCTGTAAACTTAAGATCATACTCTAACCAATATCTACAATCTTCGGAAGGTATGGCTATATAAGTATAGCACCTAACATGTTGATGTACATAATGTTCTTCATATTTATCGCCATTTTTTAGATACACGAACCCTTCTCTATCAAGGTAGTAAACATCTAGCATGCATTCAAAATCTTTAGTCTGAAAATTGTCCGCAGCGATTGCATTTTTAATAAAAACTACATGTTCGCTTGTAGCATTTTCAGGCAAAGGTAAATCGTAATTTATATCTAAGTAATCAAACATCCCCATTATCCCCCCCAATAAAATTGGTCGATGATTTTATTATAGACTATGCCATCGTCATAGACGAGAAGCATATTCGGTGGAATATTTTCATTTTCCATTCTAGACTTCTCCATGTTTGCCCACTTTTCTTTGCCATATAGAGCCTCATTCTTCAGCCAGTTATCACTTGCTTCCTGTTTATACATGAGATAGTTTCTCGCTATAAATTTATTTCCGCTTGTTATTTCATTAACACCATGAAAGTATGGTTCTTTGCCAGGAAATAATGGTGATCCAGATGGAAAAACTATAATATCTCCAGCTTCTGGCTTGTAGTCAAACTTTTTTCCATACGCGTAGAATGTTATTTCTCCACCCTCGTAATCATCGTTAAAGTAAAAGTTGCACGTTAAAAGCATATTGTAGCATTCTTGCTCTACCTGATCGAGCCTAAAGTCGGTGTGGTATTGCATCGTTAATTCATTGTAATGCTGGGAGTCGGTCAAAACGTTTTTGTAGTACATACCTATATTTATGGCTTGTTGGATTTGAGATTCCTCCAACTGAGGAACATTATATTTTGCTATGTAGTGGCTGATAGCTGCGATTCTTGCTGTCTTTATTTGCTGTGCAACCATCGTCTCTTTTTTGTGAAGGTTGTGAGGATCGAGTAGATCTTCTTCTGATTCTGGCTTTAATAATTCATCACCAAGTATAGAAACATATTTCCCAAATACAAACCAATCTGTCCATTTTGGGAAAAGACCAAAATTTTTATCAGGGTTTTCTTCTGATAGTCGAAGAGAAGTTTTCAATACATTATGAATATCTTCTGGTTTTTTTATTAAATTTTTGTACACACAAACATATGGAAAAATTTCTTCATACTCTAAATTTAAAAACATGTTATTTTTTTCTCCAAAAATACTTTTCTAAGATAGGATTATACACCTGATTTCCGTCTAAACCAATGTACATGCAATTTAAAGACGGGTTAGCTTTATCTGATCTATCTTTTTCTAATCTATCCCACTCGTCAACGCCATAAAGCTTTTGATTCTCTAGCCATTCAGCAGTCCCTGGGTTTATGTATTTTATAAAATTTCTTGAAAAGAATTTATTTCCATTTTTTACAATTCCAACAGCATGGAAGTATGGCTCATCGCCGGGGAATAATGGAGAACCAGATGGAAAGATTATGATGTCACCAGCTTTTGGTTTATAAGAAATTAGCTTTTGACCTATAGAAAATATTACTTCTCCACCTTCGTAATCGTCATTAAAGTAAATGTTGCACGTTATTAAAAAATTTTCTCCAGGTCTTTCAGCGTCTTTGACACTAAAGTCTGTATGGTATTCCATAGTTTTATTACTTGGAGGACCATGGCCTTGAGCTGAATCTATATCCGGGAAGTATTTTAACGCAGTCATTATGTTTTCAATAAAAGAATTTTCTGGTAATTGTACGTTGTATTTTTTACAGTAAAGATCTAAAACGTTTTTTCTACAATCCCTTATTTCTTTGAGCACGTTTCGTTCTTTGGTTAGGGTTTCGTCTTCTTCAAAAAGAGGTATGTCTAATTCTGGACTGCAGTATGAGTAAGTCCCAAAAATATGCCAGTTAGACCAATTCAAATAAGTAGTCTTTTTCTCTGAAAGTTCCTCAGACTGTTTAATCACCTGATAGATGCTATCGGTATCAGATAATACGTTGTTATATACGCAAATATAAGGATGTAATTCAGTACAAGTTATATCACCCATGATACTATTTTACCACATTACTTTATGTCTAATGTATAAAAATTAGTATAAGAATACTTTATCCCAGAATTGATAGGTTTCGTAAC